CGTTTTTCTGCAAATCGAGGTTTTGATCGCCGGTAGACACCCGCGCGTAGCCAATCAGCATTATGCAACCCTTTGAAAAAGCTGATTGTAAATTGCCGATATTGTTCGCGTAAACCTGGGTTCAGGCGACGGTCTTAAGATGGTTGGTAGATGTGCGTCGCTGTCATCATTGCGACTTACTGAGCCAGCCGTTGACGGGCAGTGGATCGTTCTTGAAAAAGCCATTTCCGGTGGTCAAATCATTAACGAAGTTTTGACCTATGATGCGGCTGACACAGTCAGCCCTGACAATGGCTATTCTGTTTTTGTGACAGCCAACGGTCGACGCTGGAAAGCTGACCTGTCAAAAGGATACAACCCTCTATTCTTATTGGGGGCGTTCGGATACGAAAGTATCTCCTCATGTATCAACAAAATCGCGTATGACCTTGCGGTTTTATGGGGAAACAAGAAGGGGGTTATTGATTACTGCACAACAATTAGAATCCCGGGCATGCCTCATGGTGAGACGCGATATAATGTGACTGGGGCGATCCATATCCCTTCGTTCGTCACCTTAAAGATGGACGTTGACACATATTTTGATTATTACACTGTAACTAATACCGATGGGGTAGTAATTGATAACAGTTACTTCCCTATGTTACTTGATTCTGCGTATGATACATCATCTACAGCACGCCCAAGGTCTGTACTCCTGTGGGAAACTGAGAGAGATATTTTTACAGGTGGTAGGCTGATACTGACTCACCCTATCGGGTCAGCAAGAACGTCGAACGCGGGTATCAAGATAGGCAATACGGCTACGGGTTTTATTGACGTTCGCTGTTGCCGTGTCCGCAACTTTGAGTCAACTGGCTTTTACTACGGCATTAAAATTAACCCAATTGACAACTACATAAACACATTTGATGGCTTCCACCTCGGAAGAAACAACTATGCCGTCGCTGTCCTTGGGGATACCAAAAGTAACTCAGGAGAACGCTTCGTATTTAGAGATGGGTTGCTTTCTGATTCTGATTCTGACCTGATTTACGTAGAGAATAATGCATTTGAGTTATTCTTCCACGGGTGTTCTCTGGATTATCCGACAGGCGACATGGTAAAAATAACTAAGAACGGTAATGCTCTCATTTCGTTCAGTCAATGCCATATTGAAGGCGTCCAGGGAATGCTTGTTAATGTTGTGTCTTCGAACACGTACCCAAAATACGGGAAGAAAGTCGTATTTTCAAACTGCATGATAGACCTTGGTTCTGGTCAGAGCGGGGCTTCAAGATGGAATAAAACGTGGTTTTTTTCATCAGTCATCAACACATATGTTTTGATTGAAAAATCATGCCGCGTGTGGTGCACAACATCAACAATGAACCAGGCTAAAACCGCTTATCAGTCACTTATAGTGTCTGGGCAACCAGCTAATAACGCCATTGTTTTAGATTTTCCGCAGAACATCGAAGATCTGCTTGACGCATCAACGGTTCTGCTTGGTAAGTTCAACCCAACAGGGGAAGATAAACGAGTAATAAGTACCAACCGTTTCAGCGGAACAGATGGCGACGCATACACCGGATCTGTATCAACCGCTGATTCATATGGTTGGTATCGGGTTAATGGGACGTGGACATATAGCCCAGCAGACACTAATGATGGTGATGGGTTGCAATCTATTTCCGTTACATCAGATAGTGAAAGCAATGTGTATTACATAATGTGTGCTTTACCCTACCATGTTCTTTCTCATGAAAAGTTCAGGGCGTTAGGGGCGATAAAGGTCAGCTCGGGATATACAGGTGCCGTAAACGTATCCTGTGGTGTGGAAGTCCGTAGTATTTTCACAATGAACAGCGCCACTATATCTGAAAATACTCTGGCAACAAACTACAGTGCCGCTGTAGATGTTGCAGCTTTAGCAGAATCAAACGGAAGGATTGATAAGTTTCAGGGATTTTGTACCCAGGCTGTCCAGGCAACCTCGTATTATAATACAGCACACCCAATGAGCCATGTACGTGTTGGTTTGCGTATTTCGGGATTTACCGGAACAATTTCTCTAAAATTACCAACTGTAACCAGTCATCGACTGCTGGGGAGCTAATATGACAAAATATTATATTTACCAGATGGAATCAGAAGGCGTTTACAGCGTTTCCACCGATAACAGAGACGCACCGATAGCGCAGTTTGAGTCCAGCGAAACTAATCAGGCCGCCATACTTCAGGCAGCCGATCAGTGCATGGCATTAACTGGCGGTGCCTGTCCGGAAATTCAGATTTCCTATGTTTTGGAAATTTAATGTCGGTCACCCGCTGATTATCGCCGGTTCCCTGTTATCTTATAGATATTTCAAACCCGGTTGATAGCAGTTCCTGACTAAAGGCACCAATAACATCATAAATCGCACCAGGAATGACTGGGGTCAGTGATATGTCATCACTGACCTCGCCAATGTATTCGTACCCCTCACCAGGCGATTCCGGATGGAGAATAAATAAATTGTTGGTTCCTGGTTCGAGGTAAATATTCATTACTGATACTCCCACATCAAAAAGTTGACGATATTTATAGTTCCGGTAAACGACGACACACTAAAGTATGGGCGACAGTAAGCAGCGCCTGGTGGCGCAATGCGCACGCACATGGTTGTACTCAGCTTACGGTTACCATTCTCAGCCGCGTCGGTTGAATATCCTGGTAATGTCGTGTCGTTATATACACTGGAAAACTGACCTGACAGAGCACTATCGTTCGATAACAGGTTCCCGTCTTTGTCGTACCACAGATAGCTCACAGACCAGTTAACGCCGCCGGTCGCCAGTAGTTTCTGAACACTGAAATATGCTGAGTAAGAGCGACCTGGCGAAACAGGAATAGCAGTTTTTGGCTGAATGTAACCGAAGTTAGTATTGTCTGCTGACACCATCTGCAAAACCTTTGTGCTACCGTCAGCGACAACAGATGCAGACATCCCTGCCCCCCACGAACTTGCAATGTCCTGTACTGGCTGAACATGTGTTGTTGTGTATGCGATTTTGCTGGTAATCGTAGAGCCTACCGCCTCCCCGCTAAAATCATTTGATCGGTTCATGATATGCGCTGCTGCGGGGCACGGTGTCATTGCCTTATCACCCGCCGTCAGCCCGTTAACTGATACTCGTGTTCTTGTATCTGCAGTTTGTGTCCCGGACGAAACCAGCATATTCAATGAACCAAGAGGTCGATATGAATAGTTCAGTTTAAATCCATTAATAGACACATTCCCGCCGTTAGCGAGATTAAACATCGGGCGGGAAGGTGATGAAGCCGATGCAGCTGTTACTGGTGTCGTCTGGCTGTTATTGAAAACATCGCAGTTAGTGATGAGAAGAGTGACCCGAGAGCCGGTCTGTGCATTAATCAGGTAATTATTGAAGTTCTCAAAATGGCAGTTTGTGAATGAAAAAAGACCATACTCAGATATCCCATCCAGATAAATACCGCTCCCCTGAGCAAAGTCGAATGAACATGAATCAAAATGCAGAGCCGGTGCCATATATACATAAACGTGCTGATTCCTGCACCCGCCAAAAACGCACTCATGAAATGCAATACGCTCCCCGGAGTCTTCGGTGCCTGACTGGTTAGGACAGGTAATATGTGTGTTATTAAGCTCGCAGTGAACACGACTAAATGACGTCAGGTACAGACGACGCATGCGCAGGTAAATCGCACTGCCACAGTAACGGATTGAAACGCCATGCATCACATTACCACGAACGGGCGTCCGCCCGGTGACGAGGTTTCCCACACCAACGCCAACCACATTGTTTGTGACCGCAGCATCATAGACGGGACCAGTGATTAAAATGGTGCCATCAGAACCATTAAGCCACGGGTCACCGCTTGCATACCCCTTGTCAGGAACTGCTGGCATATTAGCCGGGTTAGCGATGGTGAAAATGTCTTTTGCGACCGTACTGTCCCAGCCAGTGGCTGTAAATTCAACATTACCAACCGCTTTTATGCGAAACGCATACGTGAGGCTCACTGTATCTGACAGAGGATAAACGCCTGCACCAACATGCACGCGAGGAAGACCGGAAACGGTGCCTTTTGCGACAGCCCTGCTGTTAAGATAAGCACCTATAGCATTTAATGCCGGGGCAGCATCATCACCCGGTCGTACTCCCTTCCATTCCAGGCATATTTTTTTACCCGAGCAAGCACGCTTCCAGCGCTTACCGCCAACAGTAACAAATACAAAAATATCATCGTCGGCGGATGTTGTGTCATTAGGGTCATAATAGAACTCACCACCGCCAACAGGTGCGCCAATAAGTCCGGCCCATCCGGGTGAATATGAGGCAACACTAATTCGCTGGTTAGAAGCGGTCGGTTCAATAGTCCTGAGAGCTGTTAAATCTGAGCACTGCCCCACCAGTTTTAGCCCGTCGCCTGAACCCAGGTTTGCGCGAAGAGTCGCATCGGTGACGTCGACCCACTTACCCTTTCCTGTTCCACCAGCAGTCGCTGGCGTGCTACCGGGTAAAACGACCTTAGGCATTACGCCATCCCAGCGCCAGTATTCGTCCGTGGATTCCCACAGAAGAACCTCAAAACGTTGAGTAAGTAGCGATCCCTGCTCAAACGAACCTATGGCCGGAACGTATCCCCATAGCCCCGTTCCTGCTGGGTCCTGCAATTTAGGTTGGCCGCCGCCGTCAAAACCTAACCCCTTCCAGGCGCGGTCTTGGGCCGATGGTAGCTGGTTTATATAGGAATCAGGGACACGCAGTGAGCGATTAAAGTTGCTGGTTATCTGCTGCTGCAGGTCGATATCGCTACTATCTACGTAGCTTTTTGTTGCGGCATCCTGCGCCAGTGAAGGATCACGCAGGTTACGAATGCGGTTGTTGAGCGCGTCATAATAGTTAGCGAAGATATTTGGCTTTTTCAGGGCCAAAGAGTCCCACCACCAACCGAATTTTTGGATAAGCATCGTCAGCTTATCAAGCGCGCGTTCATGGCTTGTCGCAGGAAACTTACCGGTCGCAAGATAACTGGTTAACTGGGTCGCATCGGGATCACGATAAATCAGTAGCGTAGCGCCACTGTGTGCGGAGAGCAAAGTCAGCTGACCGCCATCCTTATCGCCGGCACCGTTCAGATAATAATCAACGTCAATTGTCAGCGTAGTTTTGTTAAAGTCGTCACCGTTCTGTGTATACAGTTCCGCGACAATATGCCCGTTTTCAATGAAGTAGAAAGGGATGCTAAAAGGGCCAGTGCTGGTTGATAGCTGATACTCAACCGATGAAGTGTCGTTCTCGACCATCATCTACTCCAAAACAGTTCGACATGGTGGCATTGTCAGAATCGTTTTGAAGCTGGGCAAAAGTAAGGCCGCAATATGCGGCCCTGAGGGGTTATTTCTCGGCGGTTTCCGATGCTTTGGCTGCGACAGCATCATCAAACTTTTTCTGGAAGTAGGCCCGGATTGACTTGTAACCGCCCGCTACCAGATATAGAGCCGATACCACTACGCTGAAGTAAAGTAAGCCCGTTTGCACGTTCGTCATTTTGTCTCCTGTCTTTTCTGTTCAATCTGGCGAATAGCAGCCAGCTGGTTATTTGCTTTTTCAATGGCAGCAAGTAATGGGGTTATCCATAAAACAGCCTGGCAATATGTCAGTTCGCCGGCGGTAATGGTGCCAGTACTGGGCTTGTCAGATCCGTCGGTATTGGTGTGCACTGCGCTGGAACGTAAACTGTTCGTGTATTCGAGCAGCCCACCAGAAACGTCAGCAGGAACAGGCATATCACACGTTTTTTCGCGCTTGAGAATCGTTCGATATTCAATGGTTTTTTCCTCTGTACCGGCATCTACCGCCCTGTTTTTTTCCTGGACATCGCCGCTTATAGTTTGAAAAGCAGCGATATTGTCCGCCTGTATTTGGATAACCCTTGCCTGCAGCGTCACCTGACTTTCAGCAGTTTCAGCTCTGCTGGATGCCGAGCTATATCGATAGCCCAGCCCTGCGGCGATTGTGAGCCCGATGATAAGAAGAAGCATAATAACTGCCGCGGCGATGGATTCTGGTTTCACTTATCGATCCCCCAACACGTCAAAGCGCTTTCCTGGTCACGTCGCTCAACCTGACCGTAGCAACCTTTCTTCTGGCCTTTGGTGAGGCGGCAGTCACGGCCACCATCAAAGATCCAACGACGAATTTCAGAGCACGCCCCTTTACGGTCGCCCGCATTCAGCTTGCGGTAGAACGTGCTGGGGAAACATTTCCCCGGCCCGATGTTGTACGGGCAGAAGCTGGCGATACCAACTTTCTGTGGTGCCGTCAGCGGAACCCTGATGTTCTGGTCAACCCACGCCAGCGCCTTGTTACGCTCAATAGCGTTTACCTGATCGCATTTGGCCTGCGTCAACTTCATACCCTTCGTTACTGGCTTGCCGTCAATGCGGGTTGCCCCCCGACAAATCGTCCAGACACCAGACCCGTCAAGGTATGCAGTTAGACTGTTGCCCTCTTTCTCGTTCAGGAACTGATCCATGAGCGTTGGCGCGGATGCACCGGCGGCAATTAGCGCCAGCATGGCTGCACTGAGCTTTGCTTTGGTCGAAGCCATATTATTCTTCCGAGAACTTGCCGCGGCGATACGCGAGCCATTTGAAGTAGATATTTACGAGAAAGGTCAAAGCGGTGAACACCAAGCTGCCAATGACGCCAATAGCTGCCCACTGGCCGGGGGTGTATGAATCAAGCAGCTGCGAAAACCAATACGTAGCGCTGACTGTTGACGTCCCGTAGGTGATGACCTCGGAAACTCTGTGTGTCATTTTCATCGTTCCTTACCTCCCGGCCGGGATGGCTGATTTAAGTGGCAAGGAAGATTTTGATAGGGCCTCTCACACTGGGCAAAAGCTGATCATTTTTCAGGATTCATGAAATGAAACAGGTGCTATAGTGGTTTTGGGATTATCCCTATGGCAATGATTAAGGAATGACGAATGAAAAAAATAATTACTCTGTTACTGGTTGCAATGTTTGGCGTGATGTCCGTGTCAGCGATGGCTTGCCCGAAAGGCACCCATCCGCATGGCGGCACAGGCTCCCACCATAAAGGTGGTACCTGCTCTTAATCAGGTTTCATAAACTACACACAAGGAAAAACATGAAAAAATTATTCGCAGTGTTATTTGTTATGCTCTCTTTGGGATCTGTAACGCAGGCGTACGCTGGAAACTGCCAGCATCCTGACGATACCGCTGCTGACGGTTCACGTTGTGGTGGTCGTTCGGCTGACTCACGTCCTGGCGGGCAGTAATGATAAAGCCCACCATGCGGTGGGCTTATTTATGTCGCAGTACATTTCACCACGCAGCACACCACTGTTTAAATATCAGGGTTTTCTCTTGTCAAATGTCAGATTATGTTTCTACCTATCACGAATTTTTAAGAGCATTACCATATGGAAATTTTTTGGGTTGTGGTGGGCGTTGTAGTTGTGATTTTGTACCTCATCAACCAGAACAAAACCAGAGTGACAAACAGAACTGAGATAACCAGAGATCGCAAGATAAAAACGGATGACGGCGAAATCAGCATACGTGAACGACAGGTTATAGACAGTGTATCAACCCAATACACTAAACCAAATACTGTGGACGTCGAGCAACCGGATTATGACAAAACAGTGATCTCTGATTACTACAAACAACTCGCTAAGCAAAAAGCTATTGAGTCTCTAAGGCAAAACCAAACACAGCCTGTTGCATCAAGCAGACCTGTGGAGAAGATAGTCAACCCATTGCCAAGAGTTGAGCAGAAACAAATCACACCTAAAACCGAATCTGCGCCGGTTGAACACAGAAAAGTGTGTACCAGATGCAGTCGCAATCTACCGATGGATAAGTTCAGAAAGTCGAGCAAGCCCCATCATGATGGTTACACCACATGGTGCGCCCATTGTCTTGATGGCCCAAAAAATACCAGGCACACCAAATGGTGTCCTATTTGCGAGATCCGCCGCAAACGAACCAGTTACTATAAGAATGCTAACAATGCGGACGGATTGATGTCATGGTGTAAAAGTTGCTGGGATTCTTATCGAGGAAGAAGTTAAGCCCACCTAAGTGGGCTGATTATCTGTTATATTAAAAAGATACTTCTGTAATGGTGGATAATAATGAACCGTGAGTACAGCCAGGTAATATATCTCGCGATCGGTATTGCTATAGCAATCAGCTTTGTTACCATTCTGAATGATGGGTTTTCACTGCTGAACATTCTGTGTGGCCCTTTTGCAGTAATCGGAACTGTTGCAGGATTATGTATCGCTTGGTATTCCACTATCGGCATCAATAAAATCCTGCAAAAATTTGGGTTCAGGGATTACTGATTATCGTCCCAACATAAACTGCGAAGGCGGGATAATAAAGTCGTTTCCCTGCTCTTCCTTCACGCGCTGCTGGTAGCGTTGCAAAGAGCCAGGCGACATCCATTCCCGCATCTGGTTCAGGATCAGGAAGTCCATCACCGGGCGCACCACATGCAGGTTCATGTACGGCGTGTGGTTTATCGCAAAGTTGAAGTAATCAGCGGCTTTTGCATCCCCCTGTTTCGTCAGTCCAAAAAGATTAACCAGTTGTGCTGCATCTGATGCAAACGGACCAGCCAGCGACGTCGCCGGGGTATTTCCGAACCGGTTGTACTCCCCAAAGAGGAAATCCCCCAGAATACCCAGCCCACCGCCCTGTGCCATGGCTGCAGTCCATGTACTGACATTGTCGGCCGGGCGCGGAGTCTGGCCCCTAAGCATCAGCTTCGTCTGCATGGAGAGATAACCGAACGCCGTCGCCCATAGGAAAAGCTGAGCAATGCCCATCAACTCACCGTTTCCATTGCGCATCGCCCGGATCAGAGCGTTATTGCGAAAGGTATTATTCTGGCTTAGAGAACCAAAATCATAACCACGCCCGTAAAGTTCTCGGCCGATCGCATTCTGCATAAAGCTGGCTGTAAAAGATTTAAACTGCCATGCAAATCGTAGCATTTCGCCATAGGCTGTACCGCGCTGCATACCCTGCTTCATAATCGACATTGTGCGTGCATCCGGTTCGTTCAGAGCTACGCCAACACGATCGAGTATATAACCACGCACCTTATCGGAGAGAAGCTCGCGAGCGTATTCCACTGAACGATCATTGATTTTTATCCCGCGGTTGGTGAGGTAATTCTCAATATCTGCTCGAGGAATATCTGCTACTCCGTCAGGAGTCATGTAGGCGTTACCGTCCGCTGCATGCAGTTTCATTTTGCTGAGCGCTGCCCACTCGTTTTCTTCAATGCCATGCATCGATAGAACCCGGCGCAGTTCTTCCGGCACATCACGGAATGATTTTCCGGCGTGCGCTCCCATCCATTCAGAAACCATCATGCCGGTACTGTAGCGGCTGCTATTCGTCCACCAGCTTTGAAGGTTCAACCGGAAATAATTGCGCATCGCGCGGTTAACTCTACCAGGCATCGAATTGTCAGCGCTGAAGCGATAAATTAGCTCATCTTTCATCGCATCAGCATGTAACCCGATCGATTTAAGAACCTGCTGACGCTCCGCATTTTTCCAGCGTGTTAGCTGGACTTTATTGGCCGTAGCTTCCCAGACAGAGCCCAGCATATTTCGTCCCTGATAGCGCATCTCCATAGCCTGGGTAGCGATATCATTGAATGATGAAATCATTGAGCCGCCGAGCTTCATCATGGTTTCTATCGCACGGGTTGTTGCTGCGACCCGGGCGAGCGCGGCATTACCGGGAATATTTGTCTGGCCGGTTATTTCTTTCAGCTGATTGGTCAACGAGGTATTTCGTTTTTGCCGGAATTTATTCAACGCATTATCATCTTTCGCGGCTTTGTAGCGCTGTTCAATCCGGTCAGCCAGTTCATTAAACATGTTTTCCGGATTGGTACCCATACGCCGCATCAGTCCGGTAGTTTCAGCTGAATGAATAAGACCGCTCCCCACGGCTTCACGCAAGTTACCCACGCCAAATTTATCGTTGTAGCGGTACCACGAAAGACCGTCTTTGAAATGCAATACGCGTTCCTGGCTCGCTCGGCGCGCAACGTTGGTGCTACCGCCTTTAAAACCCGTCATCCAGTCCGGGCGATCAGTACGTAAATGGACGCCGGATGACAGCCCCACGTAAACGTTATGCAAAAAATCGTCGATGACCGCCTGTGATGGCGACAATCCGCCCGGCGCCGCCGGATCAAAACGCGGGGTCCGCCCAGCGACGCTCACCCACTCGCCGCCGTCATTACGGAAACCAACGATATCACCGAGATCGATATCCTGCCCGTTAGCCAGCAAATCACCATTGCGGAAATTCGCCCGCACCACCTGCCCGTTACCGCGCATGAGATCGACATTTTCGCTGACAATACCTTTGATATAAAAACGTCCATCAGCACGCTGCGCCAGCGCTCCCACGTTTTCAGGTTTCAGTGGTTTGGCCGGGCGGGCACGCCCGTAAATCTGGTCTTCCGTCATCACCGCCGCTTTTCGAACGGTAACACCGTTTTGACCATTAACGTCCAGACCTTCGAAAGTACGAGGGTCAAGCTCCGGGAGGATGGCATCACGCCAGGCCTCAAAGCCTGCGGTTCGAATTTTATGGATATCGTGAGACTGGCGGGCAATATAACCGGGCAGTTTGCCAATCGACGCGCCAGCACGGTTTGCATCGATGCGGGCTTTTTCCTGCCACTTCTCCAGCACGCGGGCAATTTTGATTGCGTCTTCCGGGATATGCCCCACATCAAGGTTGTTACCCAACCGCCACATAGCATCAGCAATATTCTGATCCAGTGAACCATTAGCAAAAACAGGTAAAACCCCCTGCGCTTCCAGATCATTGGCAAGACCGGAAATGTAGTGATCGCGCAGCTGGCGCATGTTATTAAACGCGCTGTCACGGGAACCGGCCACAGCCTCATTGCGCCCCACCATGATAGCGGACAAGGCGAGATCAGGGCGTCCACCGAAGGCATCAATACGCTGAAGGTTCTCATGCATCAGGCGCAGATTGATAACCCGGTTTCGCGCTTCGATGTGCTTCGCCAGCGCATCATCACGCGCCACTTCATCAGCAGCACGGAGAGCAGCTTCCTCCAGGGATAGCCCCTGATTTTCTGCCCGTATACGCGCGACAGTAGATTCCATACGGGTAACCAGATCCTGCATCTCATCCTCACCGAGTTGGCGCCCGGCCGCCGTGTTTACTGCCTGCTCGCAGGCTGTCAGAAATTCACCCTGTGCCATTAGATGGCTCTCCTCAACATACAGGCAGCAAATGCGCGTGCAGCCTGAGCAAAACTCATATCCCCAGCCCCAGCCTGAATTTCGGCAAGGTGGGCGTTTATTTCTGCCTTATTTTCCAGTCCATTAAAATGCGCCTGGGCCAGTTCCATTTCAGACTGCAGGTCTTCCTGCGCTGCCCGCAGTTCGTCGTCTCCGCGCTGCTGGATGGTTTGTTCTGCATCTGTGCTGGCTGCACGTGCGGCCGCATCAGAATGCCGCTGGTTATCAGCCTGCATCTTCAGGCGATTCAGTGCAGCGTTACGTTCCGCCGGATCTGCAAGACGGAAAAAATCCTCAATATCAGGATTGTAACCGTCTACTGCCTGGCGAATCGCAGACCTCAGTGCATTCTGACGAACAAAGATATTCGCATCGCTGAAACGCTCAGACGCGGTTCTTACACCGCCAGCTAGCGGAGAAACCTGCAACCCTTGTTTGATCTGCCCGGCCCTGGCTTCAATCAGACTTGCCAGATCATCCGGAATTTCCCCACGCTCAAGCTGGTGTAATTTGCCCCGTGAGATTTCTGCGTCCCGGTTGGCAGAGATTTCTTCGCGTAACCGTGCTGTCGATTCCTCAGTGTTCTGGCGGATTTGCTCAATATCTTTTCGCGCACGGGCTTCCGCCTGTTTGCGGCTCATGCGCTGGCCCTGATACTGTTTTGCCAGGTCACGGAATTGCTGATCTGACTGCTGCAACGAGACTTCATTTTCGGCAATCTGCCGGTTGATGTCGGCAATGCGGGGCGACTGCCCGTCAAGCTGCCCGGAGAGAGAATCACGATAGGGCTGAATAGTTTCGTTCCATGCACGCTGCCAGGCATAATCATCAAGGCCAGTGTTAATGGTTCGGGCCAGGTCAGTCTGTGCGTCGGCAAAACTGTCACGCAATACAGGGGTGTTGTCCGGGGTGAGCCCAGCGGCATTAACGATATCCGCCTGCCCTGCTGGCGCAGCGTCAGAAACCGCCTGCGGGTTATCCTGCTGTAAACGCTGCTGACGCCTGGCGGCTATTGAATCACGAACGGCACCGCCAAAGGCATGCAGTCCACCGCCGGCTATCGTGTTCATGAAGAAATTTTCCACTGCCTGGCCGAGGGTGTAATCATCACCTTCAGATGCTGATGCCAGGGCATTAATAGGTTCAGCAACCAGAGACTGGACGGCACCGGCGCTGGCACCCTGTACAAATCGCTGTGCAAATCGACCTGCAACGCTGGCCGCTCTCACCTCCCCAAGACCTGGAACAAACCCCAGAGCAAGGTTACCCGGATCCGTCATTGCGCCAGCCAGCCCCGCGGTAAAAATAAGAGGTGTTGCTACGCCGGAAGGCGCGGACTGCAATATTGCTCGCCGCTCCTGTGTCGCCCGGCTTGTCTCGGTTACATGGTCCAGATACGCTTGTGTTACACCCTGTTCTGGTACTTTGATATTTTTGATGCCCAGAGAGTCAAACTTTTGCTGAGCCGTCTGCTGATCTACTAAAGGAGATGTAGGATCATTAGCATAGGCCTCGGATTCAAAAAACCGACTTCCAGCGTTGGCTGGTCCTGAGCGCATTCCTTCAGAAAAAGCAGCCCCCAAAGCCTGACCAAATCCGCTTTCAAAGTTGCTACCTGGCTGCTGCAGGCCTGAACCTGCGTCACCATCATCAACGAATATTGGCATTGGTGTCCCTCATTCCTTCAGAAAAGGATGGGCCGCTTTGCGACTGGCCGCCGTACGTTTCACGTAATCCCTGAAGGTTCTGCGCTCGCGCATCTCTTTCAGTCCCTGGAGTATACGTCGTCTCCCGGGATGCGAATTTTTTAACGCTCTGCCACCAGGATGGGTCAGCTTTCGCCATTTTGTCGAGATCCGCAAAGCTAACGGTAATCGGATTTCCCCTGGCGTCATTCTGTACGTTATTGCCCAGATACAGCACCAGACCGGTATCATCCGAGTTATTTACCCAGTGGGCGTTATTTTTCACCTCATAAAGCGTTTGTGATTTGGTGAATTCGTCGGGCGTTTTACTCCCGAAATTAAGAGGCTGAAGCTGATCTGCTGTCAGCTTATCTTTAAACAGGCTGGCACCGCGGGCGATGTAATCTGGTTGATAGCCAAGATAAGTTGGAACGCGATATGTATCGTTGACAGTGTATTGACTGGTGAACATATCGGCAGCAGCCTGCTTTGCCGCAGCGCCTGCATCCATTCCACGTAATACGTTGATCATCGTCAGCCGCTGCCCCTGTTCGTCAAGCGTTGACCAGCTTCCTGCACCGCCGGGCTGCACAAGCATCGTCTGACGGAAATCTGCAGACGCATCGGCCCATTCTTGCATAACGGAGGTGTCTGACCCCTTTCCATTTTTTGCAACGACTGACTCTTTCAGGGCTGATGTTGGCGTGTTTCTTTCCTGCCACAACGGTACACTTGCCCGCGGATTTCCAGCTGATAATGCACCAACCAGAGGACCATTTTTACTTTGCCCCATAATCTGTCGGCCGACCGCCTGCGAATATGGCCCAAACGCGTTCAGCTGCTGCCTGATGGATTCAACCGTTGTTTCTTTGTTGTTGTTAAATCCTTCAGCCATAGCCTGCGCTATCGAGTCAGGAAGCACCTTCTGACTGCTGATACCGAATCGACTTTTCTCTGACTGCACCGAAGCAATAAATGACTGTGCCATAGCAGGATCGGCGGGGTTTTGTTGCCATGAGTTATATGCCTGCTGCACAAGTGGCGAGTTTTTCATAAACCACGCGCCGGGATCACTTTTGCGCTGTTGAGTTACCTGCTGCAACTGGGCGGTAGCTTTCTGGTATAAAGACAACTTGCGATCAAAGTCAGGGTCGTTAGGTTGCGGGTAAAGCGCCTGAACGCTCTGCTGCGCCATCGCGACGGGTTGGGTCATTATCGTGTTATATGTCGGCACCAGCGCTTTTGTCGCTTCATACTCATCATACTGGCGGTTGAATTGTTCAAGCTGCGGCGCTGTTGCTCCCTGCGGCAGATATGAGAGATATTCCTGGCGAGTGACGTCACGTGTGGGCATGATCCCGTTCTGCATCTGAGCCATATTATTTTGCATGGTGTCCTGCAGGTTCTGCATGCCGTATGCGTGCTGCCGGTTTACTTCAGCGGATACCTGACCTAAAAACTGGCTCTTCTGCTCCGGACTCGCATTCTGATACCAGGGCATTTTCTGGATCTGCGATATCTCAGCTTCCGGCGGCAAAGACTGAGCACGGCTTAAAACATTCATGGTGTAATTACGGGTTTCGCTAAAAGGTATCCCGGCAATAAACTGATCGCTGGAAATATCCCCTTTATTGGGATCCCCTAAACGAAGGAGTGCCGGATTTTTTCCGGTTTTATTCGTACCGTTAATCCAGTCATCTACCGCACCCGGCCCGGCGTTATATGCAGCTACCGCGAGTGCCTGGTTACCCCCGTATTTTTTGGTAAGATCCTGGTGATATAGCTGACCTATCTGCATGTTGTAACTGGCGTCAGACATAAAGCGTTGTGGGTCCCACTGCATGCCATGTTTTTTGGCCGTTTCTTCAGCCGTTGCTGGGAGGACCTGCGCTATCCCCATGGCGCCAGCCGGCGAGGTAAGCGTCTGACCATTGCCATTAAACTGCCGGCCGCCAGATTCCGCTGGAATCATCGCTGAGAAAACTTTGTCAGATGAAAGGTCGCCAGGGGTAAAAGTCGTTGGAGAGGTAAGTTGTTTTGTCCGCCAGTCTGCAATATATGCCTGCGTGGCGTTCTGAGACATCTGCTGATCAAGTCTGGCTATCCGGCCGTTTACTTCATCATCAGATTGTCCGTTTGCGGCACCGTAGGTCCGGATAGCATCAATTGCCTTTGCCCTGGTAACGGCATAGTTTCCCGGGTCGCTGCGATAAGTTTCGGCATCATTCACAGCCATCTGTAGACGTCCATCCAGTTGCCCGCGGCTGTAGTCCTGAAATTGCTGATATTCATGCGAATCGGCAGAGCTCTGCAGCTGCAGGCGTGTTGCCGCTACCTGCCTGTTCCAGTCATCTCTCCTGCCTTCTGGTATGGTCTGCCCCAGTGTGCCGGCGGCCTGATCAAATTGCTGTAGGGCATCATCAGAAGAGCCAATAGCATTTTGCCCTTGCTTCTGGCGAACCTGGTTAAAAAGGTTGTATTTGATGGTGTCCAGTTTCAGTGCGCCGTCCTGTAAAGCCGTGTCTGAAACCTGTCGCGCAATAGACGCTGTTGCCCTGGCGGCGGCATCCGCACCAGCATTCAGCATTTGCTGATCGGTTGTGTTATTGGGTAAGTCTACCGGCCCGGAGCCAATCCCTTGTGTCGTCACCTGACGATCGTAAAAAGGTAAGTTAGGCATTTTTGCGTCCTATTTCTGTCCGTATTTTGCGCCAAGGAACGTGCTACCAATCTGCGCGCCCGCGCCCAAGAACCCCAGCAAACCCGGTCGAGCAGCTTTAGACTGTTGACGCATGGCACCAGCCTCATTCTTCAGTGCATCAGACTGGAGAATGCCCTCGTTAGCTACCGCGTTCGCATCCTCCTGGATGTTAATCGCGGTCTGCCGGCGCAGCAGCGCATTAGTGCCGCCAAAGCCGGTACCGCTCGCAGCAATACGCGCATCCTGCTCTCCCTGGAACTGGGCGCCACGACGGCGAATGAGCGCCGACTGCTGGCCTGTGTTTAAAATAGTCTGGTTTGCTTGCTGGTCGAGCAGCTGCGCGTTGGTGTTCAGGTTACTGGATTGCTGACGCGTGCTACTTAATGATGAGAATGCATTTAACGCAGAGCTTGAGGTTTGCGCTATTGGTACTGCATTATTTTTGAAACTGTCGCCGACCGTCTGCCAGTTTACAGAATCCATAGATCACCTCGTTATCGCCCACAGGGAAGAATCCTCTCCCCTGTGGTTAAATTTCTTCAGATGCCCATCACATCGCATACCCAGCATCGCCAGCATTCTTTCGCCTTCCGGGAATGTGGTGCTGGCCTCGATGCGGTGATAGTTCGCCAGCGCCCGGTGTAATTCCCGGCGCGTTGCCTTGAATATCTCCGGCCAGAGGTGAGTAATCCCGGCCGAAATCATCATCCAGGCGTACCCTATGCCGGAGTCAAATACCAGTCCGTACTTTTCCGCTGGTACGATGCCGCCTATAGCCACAGGCTGGCCATTGTGCAGACAGGTAAACGCGCCGACACTGGCAATGTTCCCGGCGTGCTGTTCAGTCCTGATACTGCCGATCTGATGTGGTTGCGGCGTAATGGCTACCAGGTGCCAGGGCTCAAACTGAACGATCATCAGCCACCCAGCAGCGTCTTCTGGCCTGAAGTATTAGCAGCGGTTCCCGAAGCTCCCGTTACGTTGCTTTGGTTCCCCTGCCGCTGCCGGCGGCGCAGCAGGTCATCGGATTCAGCAACTGAAGCATCCTGCGTAACCTGCGCCGATGGCTTTATGACGCTTCCTTTTTTATTTGCGCTGGAGATGGCTGAATAAGTTCCTGCACCAGCCGACAGAACAGCGGCACCAGCAGCCCATGATGCCGGGTCAGTTTCCAGTGTGAATTTGCGTTTAAACAGCATGATCACCTCACGATTGAAAATAATCTGGCGTCACAGCCAGGCTGATAATTGCGGATAATAGCGTCCTGCTGGTAACTGAGCATTTTTGCAACGCGGGCAGACAGGTTATCGGCGCAGATACATTCCACTCGATAATTTTCGGATAACGCTATTTCGGTAAATCGCAGTGCAGCACGGAAAATATGAACAGGGAACTGTTCTGCATCTGGTACGGTATGTAACCAGAGTCTGACCCGGCCCGGGGCTAACTGAATGGCGCCACCAGCGGCAAGTGTTTTTTCCCCGTATTCCATCGCAAACGATGGGAAAGATACCAGCGACGCAACAGCCTCCGGCGGTAATGAGTCCGGGAATATTTCATTAAGGTGGAACTCCTCAAGATGGACGATTACAGGCTCAGTCATCTTCCATTTCTCCTACTGGATCGATGCTGACAATGGTCATTGGCTGCGGCAGGTCCTGCACGATACGGATGCTTCCATTCTCATTAAACTCGCCAGGCCACGGAACGGTAACTACGCCATTAAACAGAGGCGGCGCCTCATCCATATTGTCTGAGTAGTCTCGCGCGCGAAGCTTATCCAGATATTTTCCACCCTCATCGCCGAACTTACCGCCTAGTGTATCGATAAAACGCAGTCGTGCTTTGGCAAAGCGTTTAATACCCCCTTCCAGAGGCAAGGTGATAATTTCAGCCGCATTATTGATTCCGACGTGAACAACAGATGATGGCCAGTCCAGCGTGATGCTGCCTCCGCTTACCGTTCGCGATGCGTGCGTGGCGCCGTCGGTCACGACTGCCACCGTCTGCCCTTCCAGAAACCCCAGTCCGGAAATGACCGTTGTCGCAACGCCGTTGTATGTCGCCATACAATCCAGCACTCGCGCCCATTCCTGGGTGATAAACGCGCTGTCATATTCCTGCAGCATATATTCCAGATAGCGCACCGTTGCGCCGTTTATGGTTCGTCTAACAACCATCCACAGCTCATCGCGTCCGCCATCGATATCCGGAATGACCTTGATACTTTCCACCGCACCGCCGGTAGCATGCTCATGCCAGCCGGTGATGTTTTGCTCTGCGTCATAGGTCAGTCCCAGCAGTTTGCCTTCTTCCAGCAACACCCAAAGGATCCGGTTGGGCTCCTGCTGATACGCCAGAGCAATTATTTCAGACGTAAACAGATGGGGGGCCAGAATGCAGGAATTGGTTGCTGAAAACGAGTCACTGCCCGAATCATAGGCGGCAATCATCACCTTGCGCCCAGCACGCTGCACAAACGCAACTCGATCAAAAAGGCGCTCTGCCTGCACTTCGTTGCTGCCGATCGTACTGTTCAGCTCAACCTTTGTATTACCCGCGCCAAAAACGGAAGTCAGGCTTTGCTCGCCATAGGAGAATTCATACCCGGCAGTCCCGATAAATATTTTCCCTGCGGAGGCGACCAGCCATTGCATGGTGTCCTGAGTATCATCAATGCGATCATTAATCGAATCGTCGCTTTCTGCCTCATAGCCATTTGTCATTGGGCTGAAGTTCTGCAGATCACCAGCGACGCTGGACCATATTTTTTGCCGGCCAGCGAAGACCAGGCGTCCCCGGAAAAATGCCGCAAACTGGGGGTAGCGGAGAACATCAGACCAGTCACCGAAAGCGTATTTATACGTTTTCCCAACTGTGTTTCTGACGCTGGGTGGTAGTTCAGTGACGATCTTACCGGTTGCGGATGTGGCACTATTGACCGCTGTTATCTCAATGATCCCCCAGCCACCGCCTGAATATCGCCAGAGCGACGCATCACCACCGCTTCCATCCCTGTGGGCGCCAGCTGTCCATGTAGGCTGCGTATTACCGGTCTTGGTGCCGTCCATGTCTTCGTAATATTTCCCATCTGAACGGCAGAAAACACCGGCGGAGAAAGTTTCTGATGTGCCAGCAGCCCAGGCGGGTATGTAACCGCTATGACCGGTATCATCATCCACTGCATCAGTGCTGGCTTCGATGTAAAAAAGACACCCTACATGCGCAGTCTGAAAAATATCTGTGTTGGCAGTGATGTTACACAGGCTTGTAGTGGTTGGGGTGCCATCAGGCAAATCGTTTCCATCCTCAGACCAGATCCTGAACTGGTCGGTGTAAACGACGCTGGATTTGTCAGAATTAATATCAGCGAATGGCCCCCCCGAAAAACCGGCCTCTGCCAGGCTCCAGTTGGTATTAGTGTTTCGGGTCAGCTTATAAACAGGGTAATTTCCATTTGTGCAGGTTATGTAAATCACGTCTGCTGACTGCTGCAGAGACAGGCCAAATTTCCCGTTACGGGTCAGATCATCAGCTCCCCACGGCGTATCAATTTCAAGAATGTTGTTATCGCCATCCAGCAGTTGCGCATGGTTGTACCAGAACCGGATGTATCCAGGGCCAAACTCCAGGATAAAAGCCTCCGTCGTACTAAACTGAAATGATGCTAACCAGACTCGGTCGCTACTGTTTTTTACTGAACCGGCGTATTGCGTCCCGCCGCGGCGACGCGCGGGCCCCTGCGGTAGCGGTATGAAGTTTTTCATGTACTTGACGGCGCTGGCCCACTTATCAAAATCTACTTGCCCATACATCACAGGCGAAAGTATTCCAGCATTAAAGCTGCGCTTTATAGGGCGGATTTTTGCCATTACAAACGAGCCTCCATCCAGGTTGAAGGTGGGAATTTCTCACTAGGCTTTTCTATGGCGTTTACGCGAATGGCTCCTGCGATGATCATCTGGAACTGCTGCAACAGCGATTCAACCAGCGTATCCTTGCCGGTCACCGCTTTACAGGAGCGAACTGCCAGCATACAAGCCAGCGCATCAACAAAGGTGGAGTCGAATTGTGATGCATCGGTTACTCTGGCCCGATAGCGCAAGCTAAGCGGTGGCTGTAGATCCGTCAGCAATTCCCGCCCCTCGATGCGATATTCAGCCGTGACCAGGCGGGGATCGTATTCATAGAAATCACACCCGTAATATCTGTCCCCCACCGATACCAGTACCATTAAATCAACGGGCAGCTGGTAAGCGTATTGATAGTCGATGACAGGCGTTTTGTTTAACGGGGTGAGCTGGACGCTGCGGGCGCAAAAATTCCAGGCATATTCGCGCTGTAGCTTTTCGAGGATAGGGTTGTAAATCAGGTTCATCACGCGCGTGTTTTTATCCTGCTCATCACGATCCATGAGATGGTCGGATCCCAGGAAGGAAACCAGCGCCAGATTCATGATATCTGTCTGACCGGTCATCATAATACCTCATAAAAAAGCAGGGGCCGCAGCCCCTGAAAACGCACTCACTCCACCCAAATTAAGCAATGCTGAGATTAAGCGCGGCGAACTCAACGTTATTAGCGTAAGAGCGCCACGTCTGTGCATCTTTCGTTATGAAGGCATCTAATGCGCCAGCGGTGAACGGGCCTGTAGCGACCGTATATTGCAGGCTTAAAAAGCGTTTATAGTTGGCCGAAGGCAGCGCCACCACGACAACCGGTTTACCTGCGACGAGACTGCCCAGCGCTTTCGCTGGAGTAGAAAAAATAACGGTTGGTGTATCGCTTTTGTCCTCATTGGCATAAGCGCGTAACTCAATCGCAAGCGTAGCCGCCCCTGCGGCCGCGAATGTCACCGACGGAGTCACAACCAGAAAAGTCGGCTCGCCAGCGCCAGCATCGATCACAGTGTTGTAATCGAATGCCGGGTTAAAATCGATGATGTTCGTGCTGGCCGCTGAGGCGGTGATCGCCTGAGAGTCAGAAAATTCAAGCTGGGCATCAACAAACATGGTTATCTCCTGAAAAAGTAAACCGGAAAATCGCCCCGTTAAGAGGCGACGACCTGAGCTTCCCCGATTTTTAACTGGTCAACCCGACGCACCGGAACTTCGCCAAAGAACATCACACGACGTCCGCCAGCCATTTCCATTGTCAGGGTTGAGTTTTTCACGGCATCAACCAGCTGCAGACGCAGCATCGCGCGCAGTGTGCGGTTCATGTAATAAGCCGGGCTTACACCAACCAGTGACTGGATACGCTCTTCCGCGATAGCCATCAGTTTGATGAGGTTTGCACCCGCATTAGCGTTAGTACGCAGAGCGGTAACATCAATGTTGGCGATGCGTACGACGTAGCGCCAGTCGTGCAGCGCAATACCGAGATCCCAGGTATAGAGGTCCATCAGCGCCCGGAAGCGGTTGCCATCATCATCAAAGGCGTCGCCCTCGCCCAAATCACGATGAGTCAGACCGGCTTTTGAACCTTTCGGGAAAATTCCGTAGACCTTGTCAGGCGCCCATCCGATGAGATAAATCGAGGTGAGATTCGCACCAGTACCGCCGGCGTCGATGATGTTGTCGGCATTAGGCGCAGACAAATCGCTGAAGCGTGGAGCAATGCCCAGGAATGCCTCCGGTTGCCCAACAAGCGTACCGTTAAGCATCTGGAATTGAGCCTTCTGGTTCATCGCTTCCATGAACGGTTTAGACTGGTTGAAGCGAAAACCTGCCGTATTACCATTCAGCGCAGCAACCCGAACATCAACCTGAGAGCGGGCTTCAAGAAGACCGGTAGTCTCATCTACCTGCGCGGTAGTTGCCTTGCTTTCCGGAATACCTTTGTTCAGCTTGCGCCAGTACACAGCAGGTAAACCAGTACGGGTTGTGATGCGCGTTCCTGTCGGCAGGTTGCCTTCATAAAAAGGGCAATCCCAGAGCATTTCGTTGTCCTGATCCAGAACCTCCGCGACATTCGCAGAAGTGCCATCAGGATCAAGCAATTTCGCTGCGTCCCAGAGAGTCGGTAAGCCGGTAAGTGTTGGCATTTAAAACTCCTTATTGCATGTTCGGCCACATGCGGTGGGCAATGTCTTTTTCTGCTGCATTACCCGTCGCTGCGGCTGTAACTGTTTTGTCTTCACCTAGCGCTTTACCGATCGCCAGGACTGCATTCACAAGGTCTGGGTCATTGAGTAATCCCGCAGTGTTGAATTTTTCAATCACAGCATCGGGGAAAAATCGCTGCACGGCGTTCTGGAGGATCGCTGTATTTGCCTCAACTTCACTTCCCCAGGACTTGATAACCTTTTCCCGGTTAGCAGCATTTTGATTAGCAATATTTTCCTGGGCACTTTTTTGTTGTTCGGCTGCATATTCGTTGAATTTATTAATTACGGTTTCAGCCTGCTTTTTATTGAGCCCGCTTTCATGCATCCAGCTCAAGGCCGTATTTAAAAATGTCCCATCGCTGCCTTTCGGTGGCTTAATACCGTAGTCTTCAACTTTTTCCGGGCGCCCCAACTTCTCGTAAAGTTCCTGCCAGCCTTTTTCGTCGCTATCTTCTGGAAGTTTTTCGAGGAACGGCGCGGTGGTCTGCGACTGCTGTTGGGCGGCTTGCTGCTGTTGCTGCTGTCCCTCTCCCCCCTGCTGTTGCTGAGCGCCTGGATTTAAAAGGTTTTGTTGCTGGGCCGCATCGCTATTCTGCTGCTGGGCGGCAGAATCAACACCTGCGGCAGCGGCAGCGCCACCACCTTCCCCGCCTTCAATGGTTGCATTCATCAGACGGCGCAGGATTAAGCGTTCAAACAGATTCATTGTTGTCGTCCTCGTTAAGTTCGTTCATCTCTTCGGCGATCATTGCGGCAATATCAGATTGCGACAGGCCGAGATAGTGGTTTATATGCAGGAAAACTTCCCGGCGGCCCTCCGAAACAAATACGGCGTATGGGTCGGTTTGCTGGGTCGTTGGGGAAATAGCGACACTGGAAGAATTGACGTGACAGAGTTTTGCCAATAGTCGGATAACAACTTTCTGTTCCGGCGTCATGTTCCCCGGGGTGCCAAAGACTGACTGGAAAGCCCGCGCACGGTTCAGCGTGAGCCACAGACTTTTTATACGGTTCATCATTATCCCTGTAACGCTGGCGACGGCGCAGGTGTCTGCGCAATCTGATTGGCCTGGGCGAAATCTTTAGCTGCGGTTGCAGCCACCGGCGCTGCGGCAAGCAGCTGCTGTAGTTGCAGTTGCTGCTGATCTGCAGCATCCTGCGCAGCCATTTCATCTTCGGTTTTAACCACCTGTAGCGGTGCACCACTGGCTTTAGCAATAAAGCGCAATGCGGCATCGCCATTCAGGGTGCGGGCGATATTCTGATCAAACTGTCCGATAGTGCCCGCAGCATTAATGACGTTCATAATCCCGCTCGCTTCTTCACTCATCTGCAGGCGCACCAGCGGGCTGGTGTATTCGATATCGTATTCGCCACCAATTTCTTTCAGTTGTTCGGGCGGTTCGGGCAGCAGACCGTTCTGATAAGCAATGTCAATTTCCCGCAGGATCAGAGTCCCCAGGAACTCGGCCTGAATACGCCCGGCGGTAGGCGCCAGCAACTGACCTTTTTCCTGCGCACGCAGCATCGCTTCTGTTGCAGTCATTTGCGGGTTATCAACGAGGATCTGGAAGAGCGTGATAAAAAAACCATCGTTGATGGTCTGTCGTTTCTGCTCTGCCAGCGTCATCGCCACGCTAAAATCAGTAGCAGTATTCAGAGGTAAGGCAAGTGGTTTACCGTCCCGGTTCATTCCGCCGAAGTTCAGCGCGCCAGGTATCATTTTGAACGGTTGCAGAATGCCGTCTTCCGGTAACAACATCGGCGGACGCACGGCCATTTGCGCACCCTCGATAATGGCGCGGTTGATTTCGTTCAGCAGCTTAATATCCGGTAGAACAACCATTGCAGGTGAGCGTCCATATACCTCACCCGGCGCGGTGTAATAGCGGCTGATTGCATAGGGCTGTGACCAGTAGCCGCCCTCCTGCACAATCTTGCTTCCCTCCATGCAAATATGCACAGACCGGAATGGCATGCCCTCTTTGTCCTGCCGTGACATGTCACGTTTATCATTAGGTTCGACGCGGTGTAGGAAGTTAAATTGCTTTGAAGGGTCGCTCTTCGCGGTCGTTCTTACCTGTTGAGGGAGATTTTCTTCGCCAAATTGCTGAATAGCCTGACGGGCGGTCATGCAATATTTACGGTGGACAACATCGATCATCCCCTGGAAATTCTCAGTGACATAAATTTCTCGCAGGTGATAAGTGCAATAACGCGGGCCTTTTCCGATCACGTTATCAACGAACGTGCAGCCGGTCCCAAATGCACCCGAGGAAATATAATGCTCATGAGATTGCGAGGCGAAATTAGCCCACGGCGCATAACGGAGGCGGAAGAGAATATCGCGAACCTCCTGGAAATAACGCTGCACCTCTTCATCATTAGCGAATCGCTCATTGCTGAGAGTGTGCCATTTCTGTGTTCTCGGGGTGATAACTGATTCGATGGCCGCTCCGAATTTTTGCAGCGCCAGCGCGCCAGTAGCATCTATCGCTTTCTCGGTACGTTTACCGCCCTTCTGCCTGGTCCCCTTGAACTCAGCGCTGCGCGGTAGAATGCGCTCTGCTATTTCCTGCCAGTGCTGCTCGAATACGGAACGATCGGTTTCCATGCTTTTTTGCTCACGCAGTATCCGGCCGATACGCTCTGATTCATTTTCTTGTGTGTTTTGGTCTGACATCAGTTATCCCCGTACAGATCCCAGTCGGAATCAGCGTAAAACTGCTGGCTATGTCCAGGAGGGTTATAAGGATCGTAATTGGACTGGGCAAATTGCTGGGTTGTGTGGCGGTTGCCGCTACGCAAAGACTTACTGCCTACTGCACCATAACGGAAGGAGTCTGCGCCGTGAGACGTCCAGTTATGCAGAGGGGTTGGCTTATACATTTTTCGAGTGTCGTCCCACTCTTTTTGATACTGTCCCAGAGCCTCCAGGCCTTTTTCGCATTTGGTTTTGTCGAACCAACAGGATCGCAGCATCATGCGCACCTCGCTGATACCATCATCAACCGATGTGGCCGGCAGTACCTTGCAGCGTATCCCCAGCTTGCCCAGCGTCTCTTCGCGTGATGCTCCGGTGCTCAGTTCTCGGGCGCGTACATCGTGCGGGAAGAAATGACGCTCAGCATAGGTATACGGTTTCTCGCGCAATATTTTTACGTAGTGCTCCAGGCCAACGCCGGACGATTCGTAATAATCAATGACGCGTACCTCTTTGCCGATAAACTGATAAAACCAGATAGCCGTTGCGTCGCCAATGCCCAGATCCCATGACGTGTAAACCTCATACTGGGGATCCCACGGCACATTCCCTATTTGCCCGGCCTTCTCCAGACCAACCAAAATCGATGAGTAATAAGCGCCGGGTATTGCAGCGTTCCAGTCACACATGTATTCCTGATTGAACAGAGCTTGCCCCTCTTCCTCCCCGCGCTCTGCCTGCATCTCGCGCAACTCCTGAGCGAGTGTTTCCGGTGGGATGTGCAGCGTAATATCGGCGCTTAGATGATCACAAAACCAGTTGTCAGGATCCTTTAACCCACCCTGGAACATTTTGTAGAAGTGGTTTTTCCCGCGTGGTGTGGAGACAAAAAAAGCCCAGCCGCCGTTATCAGCCAGTATCGGTCGCAAAAATGCCCACGCAGAGGGGTTACTTAGCGCCCATTCTGAGAACACAATCCCGACATGACCGGAACCAATTAGCGCGCCATAGTTGTCGCTGCCGACTGCCTGCCAGGTGGAACCGTTGATGAATTCGATCATCATCTCGTTATCGAGCGTTTTTCTTCTCAGTTCATGAGGAAAAGCCTCATCGATACGCAGACGCCCAGTTCTCGGGTTAACCGCCTTCCAGATAGCCTTTCTTACCTGGTTCGCCTGCGGCAGGCAGTGGGCATAGTTCCCGACACGCTCGAATGCCTTACATGCTGTCATGTGCAGGCTGAAATCGTCTTTCCCGTAACGGCGAGGCCAGCAAAGCGCCGCTCTTTTTTTTCCACCCTGAATTTCAGCCCATGCCCTTCGCTGATGTGGGCGTGGAGTCCAGTTGTTCGCCGGGAGAATAATTTCTGCCATTTATTCACTTCCTATTCACTCTACTGGATAAAATGCCGGGGTTTTTCTCATTCAGTCGATTAACCAGGCAATTGAAACGCCTGGCTATTCTTTTTCGTTGAAGTGCTTTACCTTGACGGTCATTTCCAGATCACCCTCAACAGATTTTTTTTCCACCAGCCCAAGCTCGCGAGCAATGATGTTGGCGTTAAGCAGATCAGCGGCAGCGCCAGAAAATTTCTGCTCATAGATGAGGCTTTCCACTCGCGTAGTGATCGGGAGTAAATCTTTTTTCTTCGCGTATGCTTCCCACGTCTTCCGGTCTATATCGAGGAAAAGAAACAAGCCGCTAAGCGTCATAGCACGCATTTTCGGGAGTCTGGCTTTAGTGATTGTCCCCTGAAAACTAAATGCTTTGGTTTCCCACAGAGGGTGTTTTTCCACCCAGTCGAAATATTCACAGCAGGCATCCCACAGCTTTTCAGGATCAGAGAACTTTGGGTTTCTCCCGTGCTTGCTGCGTGCCAGCCAGAATTTATTGCCCTTTGGCGCTGCCATATCTCATTACTCCGTGTTACGACGGGTGTATTTCCGTTTCTGCTGAATTTCTTCGGTATCGCTTTTTGGCTCTTCAATTTTTTCATCGTGTGGTTTTTCTTCCGGGTAAAGCGACAGGAATGCATCCACGACAGATGTGACAATGTCTTTAGCTGCCTGCGTTCCGTCCGAACCGCCGGGCCAGCCAAAATTTTTAGCCAGAACGGCGCCAGCACTTTTGACGATCTCCACCTGAATACTGGTGTCTAACTCATGCAGTTTTTTCACTGTTGTCTTCCTCTTCAGGGATGAGGCCCATAGCGGTCATCAGGATTTTCAGTTCCGGGGCGTCGCCGTTTTTTACTGCGCGTAAAATTACACGGTCAGAATTGCCGTTCGCGTAAGCAGCTGCGCCATACATGGCTGTATTCAGGTGCGCTTTAAGAAAGCGGGCTTTCATCAGCTCCAGGAGTTTTTCGGCTTCTTCGTCATTAAGGGTGATCATTTGTTACTCCGTTTCTGGTGTTTTCTGTCAAGGCCACCAGGGGAGATGGCCTTTGCGGAAATTACTCAACGATGTTCCAGTCTTCGGCTAGGACATCAGTCTGACTAGCCAGCCACGGCACTAATTTATCGTCCGCTGTTTTCATGGCAATATACGGCAGTTGTTCCGGAGCGCGTTTCGGGTCTCCCTGCGTCCCCTCCGGCAACTCAAAGACGCGACTGCAAAAGCAAGGAGTGTTGCCAGTGTGAACGGCTTCACTGTGCGGCTTAACATATGCCAACCACATCCCCTTACCGTTCCAGCCAGCGCGGGCAGCTTTTTTACCCTTCTTGAGCGCTTCAATGGCAAGGCCGAAACTTAGCCCTGATACCGGACGGTAAGCCTTTTCGAATACCTCTTTCGGACTCCAGCTAACGTAGCCATCAAAGCGATCGGTGTTAGGTTTTCCGCCATCCAGATACTCAACCAGATAGCCTTCATCCGCGCCGTTCTCGTCGGCAGGAAGCTGCCAGCCGCGGAAAGCGTTATACTCGTGGCGGGTCATAGGGAACGCATTAATTAATTTGACGCCAATATGTTTAGTCATTGGTCTTTCCTCATTGGTTGGGTGTGAGAGTGTTTACTGCTTATTTCCACTGCAGTGCGTAGCCGCCATCAGAAAAGGCTTTACGCAGCTTCTCGATCACTTCATCGCTTTCGCTGTGGAATCCAGAATAGGAAAGGAAGTGTTCGAAGTTTTCCTCTTCGGTATGACCGCCAGAGTCATGCAGGCGCTGTTTCAGGGCGTAACCCATAAGCGGCCACAGCTCGTTTTCTGCATTTTCGATGGCTATCTGCTCACCAATTTCAGCGTCATCGTTTTCTGAAGAGGCTGAGCATGAGGGTCTGCCAGTAACAGCAAAACCATTTTTCGTGGTCAGTACGGCCCAACGGAGTACCTGACCTGATACGGAAACGTGTTTAACGATCTCTGTATTGACGATGTTTTCTTTAAAATCATCCAACGTAACGCGGGCCGCGGTTAAACCTTTGGATTTGATTTGCTGCTCGATATCTTTGTCGCTCATGGTGTTTACTCTTTTGGTGGTTGTCGTGCACTCCGCAGGAGCAGAGTGATCATGTAGTTTTTGCTGTGGCGCCGGCAGGAGTCGAAAAAGCTTTCACGTTTGCTCATAGGGATTTTGTTTCCGGAAAACTTCTCCGCCAGCTCTGCCGTTGGGAAATA